ACGCGCACCTGATTCACAGACAACAAACTATAACGCATGGAATTCAACACGGTCTTCGACATCTTTTACTATCAGAGCTTCCAAAAACTATAGTACATATGTTGGCATCCCATCAGATGATAACATTGGTCAAACAATTCTAGGTATCCAAACAGTTGACCCCACATTGATAACGGCGCTACTCGTATACTAATAAAGGAAATATATTATGAAAACTATTTTTTACAACCACCCTATCGGGACAAAGAAGGTGTGTTTTACCGTATCCGAAAAAAGTGTGAAAGAATTGAAAGAGGAAGGGATTATACCTCATAAAGCTGTAAGTGTTTCTTATGATTTAATTGATGAAAATTCCTCTGAAGAACTACGTACTTTAACTTCGTTCCCAGATCGTTGTGAGTTTGACAACATGAAAAAACCTACTAAGGTTGTTGTTGATTTGGAATTAATACACAGCTTTGTACTTACTGAAATTAAAGAAGCACGTAATATTTGCTTGACAGACTTAGATGAAGTTCAAGTTCGTTATATGGCTATGGGTAATGCAGACAAGGTAGCGTCGATTGAAGCAGACAAACAAACACTGAGGGATTTACCTAATACATTAGATTTTAGTAAGGCAACAACTTATTCTGAATCAATGTTGGTTGGCAACATCCCAGCTTTAACCGAAGATTATAAAGTTAAGTATGCATGAGTATACGGTTTGATTTGGATAAAGGTGTTCTATCTGAGATTAATGTAATTCTCAATAAGCACATGAAAGAAATTTTACTCAACACCAGACTGATTGGTGCTAAGAGAGTTGACAATTGGGAAAGTTTTCTTAACAAAGAATCTATTCCAGATTTTGATGATGGTACACATAGAGATCAGAATATGGTTAGCTTTGCAAGCTTGGGGGTTTCTCAGAAAATCCAACCCATATTACAAAGATACTTTAAGGATAATGTGGTGAGAACCAGTGGGTTCTTCCATTATCCAGATACGGGATTTATGGGTTGGCATACCAACAGCGACAATCCGTGTCAACGCCTCTACATCACTTGGACACCAGAAGGAAACAAGTCTTTCTTTCGTTATCTTAAAGGCGATGAAGTAATTACAGATTATGATGATGCTGACTTCACAGTACGCATGTTTGATGTCACAGCACAAGAACCATATATGTGGCATTGTGTTGGATCAGAGACTGATAGGATAAGTATGGGCTTTGCAATAAAGTGAGGCACTGGTTAGTAGATGAATGGTCGATTGATGGTCTTACTGCTTACATTGAGTGTGAGGAAATTTACGATTGGGCTAAATATAAGAAGATGAAAGCAGAAAGGGTTTTAATTTCTGATATAGGGCATGTGCCGTATGGAGATATAGACCAAGAAGGAAATAGATATAAAAATGCAGACATAACCTTACCATGTTTAGTCGTTGAGGGGATGGAAAATCCACATAATAAGCCATATCGTATGATCGATGGGCGACACCGACTTTTGAAATCTGCAAACAATAATATTATGGAAATTGTAGCTTACGTGTTAGACCGTAGCCAAGCAGTAAAGTTTATCACATACATTTAAGAAATGTGAGTGATGGCACGGCTTGGTGTTATAAATAAAAGAAATAAGAAAAAGATAAAGGTATCGCATAATGTCGTTGATTTCAGAACTAGGTCCGATAACAGGTGCTAACACCAGATCAGAAGATTTGTTTGTTGTAGTAAACTTGATACAGGGCGATGATGGTACAAAAAACATCACACGCAAAGAACTCGTTCAAGCGTTACAATATGAAATATTCAATAGAATTACCATCACTGGTGGTGTTATCTCCAATGTAACAATGTCTAACTCTACACTTAATAGTGTTGAGATCAACAGTTCTACATTTGATAACGGTGTTATTAATGCATCCACACTGAACAACTCAACCATTGAAACAGCTACTGCTAACAACATTACACAGACTGACTCTGTAATTACCAATTCCGAGTTTAATGACGGTACTGGTAATAATGTTATTCTCACAAATTCTACCATTGACAACTCAGATATACTTAATAGCTCTGGCAATAATATGACCATTGAGCAATCTAGTTTCTCTTATGGTACTGGCAACAACAATATCTTTATTCAATCTCAGATTGATGATTCCACATTCGCAAACGTTGCTATTGAGCAAGGTACTGCAAACGGCTTGATCCTTACAAACATTACTATTGATGAAATCGTCCTTGAAGACGCATTGATGTCAAACTCTGTTATCATAACAACTGACTTCTCTAATGGTACAATTAGCGATACAGTTATCTCTGGTAATACAGAAATCTTTGACACTGCGATTTCCAACTCTACAATCATTAATACAGACCTAGATGATGTTGACATTACTAACTCACGTTTCTCTAATGGTCAAATCTGGGATACTACAGTAAGTAACTCATCTATTATCGATACCACTGCAAACAACATGGTAATGACAAGTTCTATTATCAATGACAGTTCTGCAAACAACATGGCTATTCTAAACTCAGATTTCTCTGACGGAACTGGCAACAACAATATCTTTACTAATACTACAATGAGTGGTACAATTCAAGATTCTGTTATCGCCAACTCAGAATTCCAAGGTACAATGGATGGCGTGGTTGCACAAAATCTTACGATCACAAGTTCATCTGCTGAAGGATTAGATCAATCTAAATCCACATTCGATGGCGGTGCTATCACAGATTCAACAGTCGCTAACTCAACCATCACAGGTTCTGAACTAGTTGACTTCGACATGAACTTGACTAAGGCATTTGAGCCTAAACTAGACGAAGACAGCTACTTTGCTCTTAAGAATGTTCAGACTGGCGAAACTGAAAAGATGACTTATCGTCAGCTTTACAACGAAGTTTCTAAGAACACAGAAAAAGCACTTAAGGTTCACGTTGCATCAGATGGTGATGACAGATACCCAGGAACTATCCTACAGCCTGTGAGATCACTTAAGAGAGCCGCTGAACTAGCATTAGAAAAAGCTGGTGGGTACTACGACAGAAACGACATCGACAATGCAGTACACATCTCCGTTGGCCCAGGCGCATATTACGTTGAAGAGCCTATTGCACTTCCAGATGATTGCTCATTGACTTCTACAGCAGGTCAGTACGCTACTGTTATCAGAAAATCTCCAGGATACGAAAGAACAAATGGTATCTTGGTTGGTTCTGGTTGTTATGTCCAAGGTTTCGGTTACATGAACTTTGAGGTTGATAACTTCGATTATCCAGAAGGTGGTTTCGCTATTGCTTACCGCCCAGGTGCGTTGCTAAGACGTTCACCATATATTCGTGACTCCTCACAGCTTTCTAACTTTAACCGTCTTGATGTTGAACCAACATTGAACCCATTCAACTCTAAGGGTGGTATTCTCGACCTTGGACAAGAATTCTATTTGGTTGCAGGTCATTCAGCACAGTCACAGTTTGAAATTGATGATGAAGTAACATTCTCATCTGGTGCTACTGGTTTTGTATCATACATCACAGACATTGACTCAGCAAGACAAATCTACGTTCGTAACCTTAAAGGTAATGTAGAAGTTGGAGATATTCTTTACGCCCAACGTGGCGGTACTGGTACTATCGAAAGCATCGGCATTGACGATTTCCCTAACAGGGCAGTTGGTCGTGGTGGTGGTTGTTTGCTTGCAGACAGAGCATTGCTAGACACAGACTCACTTTACACATACGTTCTTTGTTTTGGTTTCACGCCTCGTACACAAAACGGTACAGGTTATGTTGCTAAAAACGGTGCTGGTGTTAACGGTATTGGTTCCTTGTCAATCTTTACACGCCAAGCGTTCTTTGCGCTTAATGGTGGTCAGATGACTTTGAACAACTCTGGTACACAGTTTGGCGACATCTCAATGAGAGCAAAAGGGTCTACTACAATTATTAGACCAGCAGAAGGTGATGATAACCTATTCTTCGCTAACACTGCATTCTCTGAATTGATCATGTCTAAGAAAGACGATATTCTTGACAATATGGTAGACTTCCTAACAGCTAACACAACTACAGGTTTTGAAGGTGGTGCTGGGCTAGGATACCAAGGTTACAATGCAGACAAATGTTTCCGTGACACAGGAATTATCATTGACAATACAGGATTTGATATTGCTACAGGTAGTAACTATTGGGGTCGTTTAAGTGGTATCTCGTATAGCTCTCCTATCTCACAGGTAGTTAAAGCTGAACAACTTACTGAAACAGTAGGTTCTATTCAGCATCTTAAAGAGGGTATCCTTGACATCTTTGCAAACGCATCTTCTGATGTAACAAATCGTGTCAACGCATCTATTAACGAGACTATCAACATTCTTGAGAATGGTGAAGAAGCCGCTAATCCAATTATCTGGACAGATTATAACGATGACGCAAACAAATCAAAAGAAAATGCTCGTATTCTAATTCAAGACAACAAAGACCTTATCATTGATGGTATGGTTGATTGGATCGACAACAACGATGAATTCTTTGCATATGACAGTGGCAAGTGCGCTCGTGATATTGAAGAATACATCTTGCCAGCAGTTAAGTGGGATGCTATCCTAGATACAAACTATAACTCTGTGACAGCGGGACAAGCTTACTACTTCAAGCAAGCTTCTGCTGTAATCGGAAATCAAAGAAATGAAACAGTTGCGTCATTCGAAAGATTACGCAAAACAACTGACGATCTAGTACAAGCCAACTCTGCGCTAGGTGCATCAAGAGCATATACTAAGTTCAATACAATTGTTGATATTCTTGGAAATAACGGTCAAAAGTTCACACCTACTGGTGCTTCTTACATTCCTGGTACTGGCGTATTTACAATCACTATGGTTGGGCATGGCTTGACTGCTGGCACAATGGTTACTCTTTCAGATGAATCATTCGCGTTTACTTGTGTAGCAGATGGCAACAAAGTTGCATCCTCTTACCCAAGACCAACTGACCCAGCATACAGATCAGCAATTCCTGTCCTTAGCGTAACATTAGATACGATCACAGTAAATATCGGAGCATCTGGTTATACTGGCGCTCACACTTTTGTAAGTAATACACGCAATGCAGTGACTGTTGTTGGTGAAGCAATTACATTCAGCAACGATGCAAGTATCCCACTGAACCAAAGAAACGCACGTATTCAGTTGCAAGC